AGCACGTCTAGCAATTTCCGTCATCTGCTCGCGACGTTTTTCATAAACGTCTCGACCATAAGCAAACCATTCGCGCAAACTGCCATCTATGTTTTGCATAGCCTGTTGTTCGCGTGTAATGGCTTTGGATTTCAAAACTGAATGCAAACTCTTAAAAATGGAGTCCTCATCTAATGCTCCCATTATAACACCAGTGTCTGCACTGTATATGTTCGCGCGCTTCAATAAATCAGCTTCTGCATCATTCATATACACTGTAGGCTTCGATTCTTTGTCAGGCATAGTAAATTTCATATCGTGATCTTCTAAAAACTTAGCCACTGAAATATGGTTAAATTCAGGGAAATCCTTATGAACTGAACTTTTGGCATCATCGCCATATGTTATTAATGAACATACCTCCCGAAATACAGGTGCGTCTATACGCTCTCTTGTAATGTGGAAATATGCACACCTAAATAACAAAGCGTTGACAATGGAATTTATATACACTGTTAAATTCTGTCCCGAAGGATTTGATCCATAGTGTTGAACTAAATCACCATTGTATGCCATCAGTGGATAACAAATGTCCGTGGCAATGCCTTCCATGATAATCATATCACGGTTTGAATAACCACAATCTTTTGCTATATCCATCAAGATACGAAATGCCACAAACATAACTTGCGCTGGCATGCGCAAGTCGTATTTGCTATAATCTCCGGCTAAAATACGATTATCGCCAAATCGTTTAATATGTTTCGCCAACTGGTCCCATTCTGGGCCTTGAGCATTGATACCCACAGCGCATTCTGAAATTAGAGGCAACATTGAAAGGATCCGGGCAACAGGTAAATAATATTTACGCACAAGTAATTGCAAAGCAACTGGTGCACCCTGAAATACCCGAACTTTATCCTTGGTCAATTTAGTTGGTTCGTCTTTCAAACATGCTTTAAATATAGGATAAGCTCTTTTTCCATTTAGATAAAGGTCTTCCATTTCATAAGCATGTGTCCAAAATCGCTGATCCAAAGCGGCTGGACACTCATGAGATGGAAAATCTTCCGGATTTAAAAGTGTTATATAGTCAGATTTTGGGCCTGACAATGGATAGCCTATAGAAGTAGAAGGTGGCATTTTATCAATAAAACGCAGACCATCTATACCGCAAACTGTTTCCATTTCTGTTAACGGTTTAACACCAGACTTCAAATCTGGTATTTCCGTTAGTGCTTCCAAAAATCCCTCTAAATAATCTTTTGCTGCACGTTCAAGAAGAGATCCTTCTATTCCACATGACGGTTTCGTGGAATATTGCAAAGAAGCCTGCCATGGCCAACCTTGTCGAAATTTGGGACCCCCCCACTTCTGGGGGACTCCACATACTTCTTCCACAAGATCGGATATAATGGTAGGTTCCACCACTGAATGATAAGTAGCGCGCCCTTTTACTTGCCCGTAATACTTACAATTCGTACCTTCTGGCAAATAGTTTACGGGGCTTTTAGGATGTATAGTATCATTCTCATAGAACTGAATATCATAAAGTTCTTTTGGTATAGAACCTGAACTTTTTGATAAAACCACTCCCGGTCTACTACTTAACTCCACAAAAGCCTTGTCAAATTCGCACTTAAG